ACATGGCAAAGGCCTTGGACTGCCGGTATGTCGTACTGGACCACCTGTCCATCGTCGTGTCTTCCCAAGAGTCCGGAGACGAACGAAAAGCCATTGATGAAATAATGACTAAGCTACGTACGCTTGTAGCAGAGACAGGCATTAGTTTATTCCTAGTCTCACACCTCAAACGATCCCAAGGTAAGGCACACGAGGACGGTGCTCAGATATCCTTGGGTGAACTACGAGGTTCACAGGCAATCGCACAACTGTCAGACATAGTAATAGGCATGGAACGTGACCAGCAGAACACTAACGAAGACATCAGGAACACGACTACTGTTCGAGTCCTGAAGAATCGTTACACTGGTGAGACCGGTCCAGCGTGTTACCTACAGTACGACAGGACCACCGGTAGAATGCAGGAAGTAGCAAACCCTCAAATTGGAGCAGACTTTTGATCTACCTTGACCTTGAAGCCAACGGTTTAGACCCAGACACCATCTGGTGCGTTGTGACACGGGAAAACGGTGTTTCACAGGTACATACCGACCGTAACACCCTCTGTAAGGCTCTAGAAGGTTCTGTAAGCGTCTGTGGACATAATCTGATAGGTTATGACCTCCCAGTGTTAAAACGTCTCTGGGGGCTTTCTGTGGCTCCTGAGCGTATAGTCGATACTCTGGTGTTGTCACGTTTGTTTGACCCAAGCAAGTCCGGTGGACACTCTTTGCGCAACTGGGGCAACGAACTAGGCTTTCCAAAAGGCGACCACAACGACTGGTCAAGACTGTCACAGGAAATGATTGACTACTGTATACAAGACGTAGCAGTCACCGAAGCAGTACACCGGCGGTTGACCAAGGACATGACAAACTTTGACCAACAGTCTATTGACTTGGAACACAAGGTACAGTTTGTAGTGTACCAACAGGAACAAAACGGGTGGCTCTTGGATCAATACAAGTGTATGGATTTACTAGCAACATTCAAGGAGAGAATGAATGAAATTGAAGCAGAACTTCAGGAGGAGTTTCCTCCGATTGTACACGAGCGCCATTCTGAGAAAACCGGTAAGCGTCTTAAGGATAGAGTCGAAGTATTTAATGTTGGCTCTAGGCAGCAAATTGCGAAGCGTTTATCGTCGCTTGGTGTGGTCTTCGATAAAGTTACGGAGAAAGGGAATCCCATCGTTGATGAGGCTGTACTAGCCACTATTGACCTTCCAGAGGCTAGGTCCGTCAGTGAGTACTTGATGCTACAAAAGAGATACGCGCAGGTACACTCATGGATGGAGCATGTGCAGGACGACGGAAGAGTCCACGGTCGTGTCATTAGCAACGGCGCAGTAACAGGACGCATGACCCACCAAAGCCCTAACATGGCACAAGTACCAGCAGGACACAGCCTATACGGTAAAGAGTGTCGCTCATGCTGGACTATACCAGAGGGTAAGAAGCTAGTAGGTTTTGACGCTAGTGGCCTTGAGCTACGTATGTTGGCTCATTACATGGACGACAAGGAGTTTACCAATGTCCTTCTCACCGAAGACATTCACACAAGAAACCAAATGGCTGCTGGGCTTGAAACAAGACCTCAAGCTAAGACTTTCATCTACGCTTTCCTTTACGGAGCAGGAGACGCAAAAATTGGAAGTATCGTTGGAGGAAGCCCAAGAGACGGCGCAAATCTTAAACAACGATTTCTACGAAATACACCTGCTCTTGAAAGTCTACGAGAACGCGTTGGTCGAGCATCTGGGCGAGGCTATCTCACAGGACTTGACGGACGAAGACTTAGAGTTAGATCTGAACATGCTGCATTGAATACGTTGTTACAGGCGGCAGGAGCCATCGTGATGAAGAAGGCCCTAGTCATACTGGACGACTACGCACCGCAGTGGAAACTAGACTACAAGTTTATAGGGAACATACATGATGAAGTACAGTCGGAGGTGGCTACAGACCAAGCAGAGAAGTTCGGTTGGCTTGCAGTCGAATGCCTCAAGGCGGCAGGGGTTCACTTTAACCTCAGATGCCCCCTCGACGGAGAATACCAAGTTGGAACAACATGGGCAGAAACCCACTAAGGAGAGCAACTATGAACTATAAGAGAGGAGAGGGCAAGTACTACAAGGACAACCCAGAGTCTGTATGGAAACGGGATCAGACTAAGATGTTCGTAAACGGCAAGTACATACCCAAGTCTCACCCTTTGCATAAGCCCGGTCGATACAAGAACTTTGAAGCCGCTGCATTCAGTAGTCTATCGAAGTACGAGTCCAGCGTAGAGGGCCAAGTGTACGTCGTTGTCAACCCTAATTTCCCTGAGTGGGTCAAAGTAGGAATGGCTATTGACTCAGAGGACAGGTTAAATAACTATCAAACCTCTTCACCTTTTAGGGATTATGTGTTAAACTATAAGTGGAACGTTAGCGACCGCAGGGCCGCAGAGTCAGAATCACACACTGAGCTACATAAGTTGTACGAAAGGCGTAGTGAGTGGTTTAAATGCACACCGGAACAAGCCCAACAGGTTGTCTCTGGTATAGTAGGAAACTACCAATGAAAAACGTATACAACTTAGTCCCTGACATTTACAAACTAATGGAGACAAAAGAAGTATCTGACGATGTGGACTTTGACGCTTGTGTTGAGAAGTTCGGAGAGAATGTCAAGGAACTCATGCGTAACGAGTTTGGCGGAAAAAAGAGGGACGGACGTAAGCTACGTATGTCTAACATAGGACGTGACGACCGCTACCTCTGGAACGTCTACAACGACGTAGAGAAGTCTGACGACATTCAAGGACACACCTACGTTAAGTTTCTGTACGGCCACTTGATAGAAGAGATGTTGTTGTTTTTGACTAAAGCAGCAGGACACGAGGTTACTGATGAACAAAAGAAGTGTGAGGTTAACGGCATTACAGGCTCTATGGACTGCAAAATCAACGGTATTGTCACTGATGTTAAGTCTGTGTCAACGTATGGGTTCAGGAAATTCAAGGACGGCACTCTGGCTTATGACGACCCGTTTGGATACATTGGTCAAATTAAGGGATATGCGTATGCGGAAGGTGCTACTAAATTCGGATGGTTAGCGATGGACAAACAGAACGGGCATTTGACGTACCTCATGTACGACTCTGAGGATACCCAAGCGCCTGTCCATGATCTTATTAGTTATGACATCAAGGAGCGCATTGACCACGTAAAAAAGTTAGTGGAGCAACCAACCCCACCCGGCGTATGCTACGAGCCTATCGCCGATGGAAAGAGTGGAAACCAGAAACTCGCCGTAGGTTGCTCATACTGTGCATACAAAAAGGAATGCTGGCCGTCCGTTCGCGCCTTCGCTTATTCTACCGGTCCACGTTATTTAGTAGAGGTACACAATGAGCCGAAAGTCCAAGAAATCACCATTTAGAAGCACGTTTGAAGAAGATGTCGCCAAAATACTACAGGAGTTTAACTATGAGCCTTTCACTATTCCTTACACTATCTCTAGGAGCTACCGTCCTGACTTCGTTGATGCTAGCGGTTTATATCTTATTGAGTGCAAAGGATATTTCAGAGACGGAGACACCAAGAAATACACCAGCATCAGGGACAGCCTCCCAGAAGGACAAGAGTTAATCTTTGTTTTGATGCAGCCTAACAAGAGAATACGTAAGGGTGCAAAAATGACTATGGCACAATGGTGTGACAAAGAGAAAATACTATGGTATAATATAGAGACACTACAGGAGTTAATTAGTTATGTCGCTAACGCTAGAGGAAGTTAAGGAACGCCTCTTGAAAACCTTTGATCCGGATGATCTACTAGAGGCCCTACAGATAACCTCAGAACAGATTCTGGACAGGTTTGAGGACAAGCTAATCAACAGACTGGACGTGTTTGAACAAGAGCTAGAGGAGGAAGAAAATGAGTATTGACAACGCTACCCCTGCTGACTGGGATACCTTGACAGCATTGAACAACCTATCTATCAGAAAAACACCTGATCCTGTTGAACGACCTGACCACTACAACAGCGGAGCAATAGAAGCTATAGAAGCAATCAAGGCGTCTATGCCACAGGGAGAGTTCAACGGTTATCTCAAAGGCAACGCGCTGAAGTACCTCTGGCGGTATGATTACAAAGGGAAGCCGGTTGAGGACTTACGTAAGTGTAAGTGGTATATTGAACGATTACTGAAGGAACAAGTACAATGAAAAAATTAATAGTTTTATTGGGTGTTTTATTAGCAGCGCCTGTAGTAGCAGATACCAAGGCATACACACGGATTGAGCAAGGCGGCGAGATAGTCCTGACCGATGAGAAGTGTAAGGACGATGAAACGATGTTGCGTGCGTATTGGTATGACACAGAGCATTACACCGAAGAGGGTTGCTGGCGTGACGATGACCGAACCATCTATGCTAACTGGGATAAGGCCGGTGAGATGCGGTATCGGAAGAAGCGTTTCAAGGTAGCTGATCGCTGGTAGTGGCATATTAAAATTAATAAGGAGTAACAAAATTGGACGCATATCAACAGTACATACACAAGTCACGCTATGCTCGCTACCTTCCAGAGGAGCAGCGGCGTGAGACTTGGGAAGAAACAATCGACAGGTACCTAAACTTCTGGATTGAGAAGGGCAAGTTAACACTCGAAGAAGCTAACGGTATCTTCAAAGACATTCACGACATGGACGTAATGCCGTCTATGCGAGCATTAATGACTGCTGGTCAGGCTCTTGACCGTGACAACGTAGCTGGCTTCAACTGTAGCTACCTACCTATCGACCACCCCAAAGCGTTTGACGAGATGATGTACGTACTTATGTGTGGTACAGGCGTGGGCTACTCTGTTGAACGACAATACGTAAGCAAGCTACCAGACGTAGCAGAGGAATTCCATGATACCGATACAGTTATACATGTCGCCGACAGCAAAATTGGATGGGCTAAAGCTTACAGGGAACTTATTAGCTTGTTGTATTCAGGCCAACTTCCAAAATGGGACGTGTCTGGAGTACGACTTGCAGGGGCAACCCTTAAGACCTTCGGAGGTAGAGCATCTGGTCCAGAGCCTCTTGTCGATCTGTTCAACTTCACAGTCGGCGTCTTTCGGGAGGCTGCTGGACGTAAACTTAGCTCCATCGAATGTCATGATATCTGCTGTAAGATTGCACAGATCGTTGTCGTCGGCGGTGTACGCAGGTCCGCTCTCATCAGTCTGTCTAACCTCACTGACGATAGACTCCGAAGATGCAAGTCAGGCCAGTGGTGGAACGACAATCCTCAGCGAGGACTAGCAAACAACAGTGCGTGTTATACAGAGAAGCCAGACTTCGAGGCATTTTTAAATGAGTGGAAAAGTTTATACGAGTCCCGTTCAGGAGAGCGAGGTATGTTCTCTAGAGTCGCAAGTCAAAAGCAAGCTGCAAAGAACGAACGACGAGATGCTTCCTATGATTTTGGAACTAATCCATGTAGCGAGATCATCTTACGACCTAACCAATTCTGCAATCTATCAGAAGTTGTTGTCAGGGCAGCCGATACGCTCTCAGACCTCAAACGAAAAGTACGTGTTGCGTCTATCCTTGGAACTCTACAGGCTACCTTAACTGACTTCCGTTACCTACGCAAGGTCTGGCAGAAGAACACAGAGGAAGAAGCACTACTAGGAGTATCATTAACAGGGATCATGGATCATCCAACCCTATCAGGAAGGAGAGATAAAGGTGTACTCAAAACGTGGCTTACTGAGCTCAAAGAAGAGGCTATTAAAACTAACGCAGAATGGGCTAACCGTCTTGGCATTAACATTAGCACTGCCATTACTGCTGTTAAGCCTTCCGGCACTGTTAGTCAGTTGGTGGATTCTGCGTCTGGCATCCACCCTAGATACTCAGATCAGTATATTAGACGAGTTAGAGCGGACGCCAGAGACCCCCTCTGTGAAGTCTTAGCGGCAGCAGGAATCCCTGTAGAGGACGACGTAATGTCACCCACTACTAAGGTATTCAGCTTCCCTATAAAATCCCCTGACGGGGCTGTGGTGGCCTCTGAGATGGGTGCAATGGAACAACTTGAGCTATGGGAGATTTATCAGGACTTTTGGTGTGAGCATAAGCCGTCCATGACATGCTACTACCGTGATGATGAATTCCTTGAGGTAGGCCAGTGGTTGTACAACAAGTTCGACAAGATTAGTGGAGTATCGTTCCTCCCTTATTCCGAACATACGTACCAACAGGCTCCTTACGAACCCATAGACTTAGAGACCTATGAGAAGCTTAAGGAGGAATTCCCAGAGACGATTGATTGGAACATCTCTGAGAACTCTGACATGACAGAAGGGTCTCAGCAGTTAGCTTGTACGGGCAACAACTGCGAGTTGTAAACTACAGGGGCCTTAGCGCCCCTTTTCTTCATCCTCCCCTACGAAACGATTTCCTACAAGCATACCTACTCCTGTATTCTGCAACTGTGCTCCTCTAACCGCTCTAGGGTCAGCCTCAAGGCCAGCAACGTCCTCAACAATACTCTTATAACCAGTGCCTCTAGCAGCAACCTCCTGTCTAGCCGGTATATCAACAACACCTGCAATAGTAGATCTTGGTTTTGCTGACTTCAGGTCAAAAACAAGAGGAGGAGTGGCAGAAATTACTCGATTAGGCATTGCTTTTTCTATAACTGCTCCCACTACTGGAACATTCTCTAAGAAATTGTTTTCATCAGAAACAACAACAGTTACTTTACCATTAGGAGTTAATTTAGCTACATAGTTAACACCGCCTTCAGTAATTGCAGTTCCTTGGTAAGAACCTGTTATGTAAAAACCACCATTCTTTTTAACATTCTTTAGTATTTCTGCGTCGGTTTTACCCATTGATGGATGAATGCTTATTTTGGAAGATTGTAGTCCTTCTAATATTTCAACATTTGAAGGGTTTTTGTCAGGACCTATGATTTTTTTTAAGTCAGTCATAGGCGACCCCTTTTTAGTAGCAAAGTCGTAAAGATGGTCTCCTGTTTGTCTTGACGTGGGTGATTTAATGTTAATAGTAGGAGAAGGAGCATCTGCAAGGCTTACACCACCTCTGCCTTTCCATACGTTACCTACGTGCTTACTAAAAAACTCAACGTCTTGTTTTGATACTTCTCCCAGTGAGTCTGCTTCTTTAATAAGACGACCGTACGCCTGTGGTGTGTACTCTACAGTGTCACTAAGATAACTAAGTCTCCTAATGAGATCCAGACCCGACTCTGAAGGGCCTTCAAACCCCACACGCCCCTGAGTCAAGAAACTTTGTTGTCCCTGTGATATAACTTTTGATGTGTCTCTTCCTGAAACACCCTTGGGTTTTTCTAGGGCTTCTCGTGCTACCTGTCTTGTTGTAGGGTCTACGCCTGTAGTAGCTAGTAGCGCTCTTCGTTCTGGCTCAAGGATGTTTAAAGTACCTTGTTTTGTGCCTTCTAATGCCCAAGCCGCAAAGTCCAACACCCTCCGTCTAAGCCGTTGTGCTTCTACTGGGTTCTTAAGAGCCCTAAGTTCGTTTGAAACCATTTTACCGTACTTAGGTATTAAGTCAAATCTCCTAGCGTACTTTTCTTTGTTTTCAAAAAAGTCAATATCTTTTTGTGTTGGGTCTGCGTCAATCTTTTTCCCTTTATTATATGTAACTTCTCCTGTTTCAGGATTTACAACTTTCTTACCCTTTGCAAACATAAGCTCCCCTGTTTCAGGGTTTACTTTTTGAGGCATGTCTGTAGGACCGTAGTTATTAGGTATGTAGTTTCT